AATGATTTCTTACCTGATCGTTAGTTGTGTCTATTTTATCAGCAAGCTCATTAAGACCTTCGTTAGCAATAGTATTTCCTACTATTAAATAACTTTCAATTGAACCTAAAGCACGAGCAGTTTCTCCAGTGCGCATTGAAATAGAGTTTAGTACTCCGGTAAACTTTGCATCTAATTGCCCTATTCTATCTTTAACTGACTTGAGAGAATTAGCACCCGTATTTCTTAATAAGAGTCCTTCCGCAGTTAGACGTTCTACTATTTGATCTTGATTCTCTGCCATTTGTTACTAACCTTCTATTGTTGTGCTTCCTTTTGCTGCTCTATAAATTCTATTAACATATTAAAATATAAATCACGCTCATAAGGTACCATAGCCTCAATTTCGGACACAGACCATTTGTGGTGTTGTGCCATAGAAAATATCATTTGATAATAATGCCCTAGGCTAATATGACTAAGGCTTAGGTAAAAAAACTTCGCGTACCCTCAATATTAAATGTTACTTTCTTTCCTTCAGCATTTTCATATTCAATTGAATGTTTTAGTTTCGGCATTGTGTCAAAGAAATTTCCAATCTTTTTTAATATCTCACTTGATATTCCATCCAAGAATTCATCAATCTCTGCATCACTATATTCACTAAACTCGTGCACTTCATCTTCTGATGCAAGCCTATCTAAACACTTTGTCATAATATAATAATTTGTTAATGGATCCTCAGGATCTTTATCAATGATTGCGATAAAATCATCAATCCCAGGATACTTCAAAAATAAACGATATTCATCATTTATATCTATTTCTTTTGTATGACCTTCGTCAAAGATATAATTAATGTCGTCAATATCAACTTCCAACTGAACAGGAAGTTTTGTATCAGGATCGTTAATTACGAACTTAGATACATTATCTACTGACCTTGATCTTAACTTTAAGAACAAGTATTCAAAGTCAAACATAGCAAGAGTTTCAACATCAGTATCAATTAAACAGTTATTACAAATTTGCTTCATAGCAACCATTTCTTGTACTGGGTCGCCAGTCTCACCTGCGACAAGTAATACTTTTTCTTCTGCTACAGAAAAAGGTCTGTATTTTATTTTCTTACCACTTGACGGAAGAATTAACTCCGAAATTGGTAAATTAATTTTTGGTAGTGCCATTATATACTCCTATAATTTAAAAATTGTCACCCAAGTTATCAACTGCGTTACCTAATCTATTTAATCTGTTTACCGCATCTTGTATACTTGTAGGTCTGCCTGATTTGATTGTACCTCTTACGGTATCAGCAAACCCAGCGATATCTCCAAGGATATCTAAAAGACCGCCACCTCTTTGTGAACGATCACCTGTCTTACCAGTTTTATCAGAACTGAACTCCATATCTTCAGCACTGAATTGAACATCAAGTGAAAGAAACGAACTTGCTCCTTCCCAGTTTAATGCCAATGAACCAACGGAAACAGGAAAGACATTATGTAATTTTGCTTCATAATAAGTATTTGGAAAACTATCTGTTGTAAAATGTTTAATTAACAAATCACAAGCAAAGTCATTTTTAAATCCAACCTCGTGTGGAAGCTTACCGTCGGTTTCAGCAAAAGCTCCACCTCTTTTACTGTAATTAACTATTTGTTGAGACCAATTATGAAAGAACGTTAATATTTGATGATCACTATCAACAAAGAACTTGGCAGATAGTGGACCAGGATTTTGTACTGCCGTCGGATATCTTTTTAACATTTGACCTGCATAAGCCATCTCTGATGTATTAATATTAATGGCAGGAAAAGTAACTTCACTACAAAAGAATTTAATTTCTCTCAAGTAATCCATTTGTTTATTTTCAGGCATAAACCTTGGCAGCTTACTTAATTGTACTTCAAATAAGTTTGCCTTAGCAGGTCCGCCATATCTTTCAAAGCTACTTTTAAAATTGCTAATGTTAAATGCCATATTATCCTCTTATGATCTTTCTTGAATCAGCATATACTTTATTACTACTTGCACCAACAAATTTCTGAAGCGGTAAAAATAATGCAATGTCCCATTCGCTTGACGCTATTTTTATAAACCTAGATCTTACTTGTCTTTGTAAATATCTTTTAATCGTTGGTCTAAATAATCTAAACTTTGATGCTCCATTTAATACATCGTAAGATAAATTCAATCTTGTCTTTGCATCATACCTATCATTGCTAGAAATCGAATACAATTGGTCCATTAATTGTGCTCTCAATTGCGGTGGTAAGTAATGCATATTGATTCCCATGAATCCACCTTTAACTATATTTATTGGGAATATGAGAGGGAAGCGATCATAATAAGGTAATGTGTCTTTATGCTTTGCATCATATTGAAATAACAACATTTGGCCAATATGACTTTCATTAGAAACCGTTGCTCTTGTATCTTTCTTTGATGTTGTTGAAAATACTTCTTCAGCACTAGTACGACTACCTCTTGCTTGATTACGATACCATTCTCTAGCAGCTGCTGTTCGAGCAGGTACTTGTCCTTGACGAATTCCTTTTGCTAATATATCTGTAAAAATTTTCGCCATTTACCTTGCTCCTGGTATATTCTTTTCTGTCATAATAGTAAACAACCAACCGCGGTCAGCACAAAAAGATTTTGCTGCTTTCCATTTAGCTTCGTTGACTCCCCATCTTTTAACTTCATTTAAATATCTTCTTGATACTCTACCAGTTTTTGTTTTATTTTTGTTCTTAGGATCAGGCGGTCTACATTGAGCGCTTGGTTTAATCTCAATCATAATTGTATTAAGTTTTCCTAAGTTATCTTTTTTATGTACTACAACATCAGGAAAATACCTATGTATCTTTCCATCTATAGGCGACCTATAAGGTACAACCACTTCTTCAGATTGCCACCAAATAACATCAGGATGCATATCTACATATTTAAATACTTTAAACTCCCATAAAGACCGATAAATAATCTTAGTAGGATCCCCTTTATACTTATTGGGGTTCTTTGGTCTAAATCGACCTTTATATGCCATAATATATTTCTCGCTTTATGTATAAATAACTACAAAAGTAACCGTATTACCATATTTATACGAATATGACGGAACGACAAGGTAAATTGGAATGAGCAACCCTAACATAGTATTACGAAGACCTCCAAAAAGTACCGATGAAAGATTATACTTTCCTGCGGCTCCATTTCCACATGGAATACAAATGATCTTCAAAGAATACGACTATAAACAGCTTATCGTCGAAAGAGATGGAGCTTTTGGTGTAGGATTTAGAGATAGATCAGTAAGAACTAAAGCCGCACAAGAAAAAAGTGCATCTATTATTGAATTACCAATGCCAACCGCATTACAAGATTCAACAGGTTTAATTATAAATGGATTTGAAAGATCATTCATAGAATCATTTGTATCAGACGCTCTATCACCTGTTTTTTCAGGCGAGTCTAATGGTGGATTTCAAAATGCGGCCAATGCATTATTTGGAATGGGTGAAGGAGCAGTACAAGGCGCAGCTGATTTAATTGGAGTTATATCTGATCCTTCAAAAGCTGCAGCAGATAGTGATATAGGTAGATTAGCAGCACAAGGTAGTAAAGTGTTAACCTTCTTTATGCGTAATACATTAAACAATTTAGGTTTAGGTAAATCAATCAACGCGGCAACAGGGCAAGCAGTTAACCCTCAATCAACATTATCATTTGAAGGTGTTAATCTTAGAGCATTTCAAATGGATTGGACTTTATATCCAGAAAGTGAAGGAGAAGCAAACGATATTAAAAAAATTGTAAGAACAATTAAAAGACAAATACTTCCAAAGACAGTGTCTTTAACTGGGAACACAGGTGTTAACGCCGACACAACTGCATCATCTGCACTTTCTCGCGCCTTTTTAGAATATCCGGCAGTTTGCTTTATTAATTTATTAGGTATCGATGAATCTTCATTTGTTAAATTTAAACCATGTATGGTTGATAGCATATCTGTAGATTATGGACCAAGCGGTGCAATTGTTATTGCTCAAGGTGGTGTACCTCAAGGCGTTAAAATATCAATGAGCTTTAAGGAACTCGAAATTCAAACAAGGGAAGATTTCGAAGATAACAATACAGTGGAGGCAAACTGATGGCAACTAAATATTTTGAAAATTTTCCAGTCATAGAATATCAAGGAAGAAGAGTTAGAGACATTTCCAGGCGTGCATCTTTTGTTAGAGCAGTAGCAAACAATCCTTATGTTTATTATCCTTACACCGTTAAAGAAGGTGAGAGAGCAGAAGATATAGCATTAAATTATTATGGTTCAGTAGATTATGTTTGGTTAGTATACATGGCAAACAATATCATAGATCCGTATTACGAGTGGCCGATGGATGCACAAACGTTTAACGATTATCTTGTCGCAAAATATCAAGACCAATCTGGCGAGATTGGTGAAGATGTTATTGATTGGACAAAGAATGTTAACATCGACGAAAACATTTTGTATTATATTAAAACAGTTTAGGAATAACACATGGCAGTTGACAATCTCATTTTAGCACCGGAATCATTCCGAACCATTTATCTTCGACGTGAGGACCGTGTTATTATGCGAACTGAGCGCGGACAAAAAATTATCATTAAAAGAATTGTTCCTGAAGATTGGGTACCTTATCGTATCTATGAATATGAAACACAGGTTAATGAAAATAAGAAAGAAATATTTTTATTTGATAACGCGTTCTTACCTCAAATTACAAGAGAATTTAAAACAAGCGTAAGAAGTGAATAATGAGTGAAGCCTTTAATCCATCATTTTGCACCGTTGAAGAAGCAACCTTAACATCGGTTGATGAAAGGAAGGTGGATATTACTGCATTGATATATGGTGTAGGTACTTATTCAGCATTAACTTCATCTGCATTGATGGGTACAATACAAGTTTACGATTCAGTAGGTACATTACATAATCACCCATTGAGAGGTGAAGAAAGATTAGATTTAACATTAAAAGGCCATGACTTTCAAACTGAAGTTATTATCACAGGACAAATTGTAAGAATAGATAATGTAAAAACAAATACTGCCGGCGATGGATATTTTTATGATTTACATTTTGTTACTTTATCATCCTATGAGGCTGGAATACAAAGTGTAATTGCTCCCTATCAAAATATGACGGGTTCGGCAGCGGCAAAATCTGTATTTAAAAAGTATTTTAATAAAGGTAAATCTCTTACACCTTTTGCTGATGCAAGAGAAGCCTTGCCAATTGAATCTCAAAGGTACAAAATGCAAGGTTCTAAAGAAAGAAGATTTTATTTAGAAAATTCAAAAAACAAGCTACACTGTATTATACCTGACTTTTCACCTGCAGAGGCAATGAACTTTTTGGCAAGTAAGTCATTAGCAACTTCAGCATCACCATCAAATATGTTTCGTTTCTTTGAAACTTATAATGGATATTATTGGTGTACAGATGAATGGCTATTAAAAATGGCAAAAGAGAATAAGAAAAAAATTAAAGATTTATACTATATGCCTTTTTCTGAAAAGGATCCGAGAAAGGCTGAATTAATTTCGCAAACTTTACAGTCTTTTGAAAACACAAATCATGTTAACACAGAGGCTGATATTGACAGCGGTGGTTATACAAATACAGTATTGGAAATTGACCTTATTACTCATCATGCTCAATATCACAATTTTAATTATGAAGAGCAAAAAAGAAAATTTACTCAAATGGGTGGCGCACCTCTTACTTCAAATACAGGTGCGGTCCATTCAGAAAAATTTATTAAGAAAACATTTACACCGGGAAATGGTAATCAGAGTGTAGTGTTTAGAGATTGGCAAGCAGATGGAACTGAGACAAAGCCTGAACAAAAAATAAGAGAACCACAAAACATGGTTGAAATTATACAAAATAGAAAAGCGTATAATCATCATTTAAATAATTCTCAAGTTCAAATTTCAATACAAGGAAGATTAGATCTTCAGCCAGGAGAGGTAGTAAACGTTATTGTCCAAGAACCTAATGTTGAATTGTCAGCAGAAAATAATGAAAGATTGAGTGGTCTATATTTAATATCATCAGTAAGCCATTCAATACAAGAAAACCAATTAAATACTTCCGCAGAAATAACAAAGTATGATTGGAATAGAGGTGATTTATGATTGATGGAAGTGGAATAAGTAATCCGTTTTTCTTTTTAGGTGTTGTAGAAAATAATGACGACCCAACAAAAGAAGGAAAGGTACAAGTAAGAGCATTCGGTATACACGGAACAAATAAGCAAATTGAAAACAAAGAATTGCCTTGGGCTATTTGTGCAGCAGGTAACTATGATTCAAATAATCCACCACCAAGAATCGGTGCATTCATTTATGGTTTATTTTTAGATGGAAGATTGGCACAACATCCATTAGTGCTTGGATTAATCCCAGGTATGTATAATCGTGAGGCTAATCCTGAAGCAGACGGGTATGGCTGTACTCCTGTTTCAGATGCAGATTTATTAGCAGCGGGCTATAGTCCTACAGATTTCAATGCAGGTGGAGGACCTGATAGATTGGCTCGAGCAGAGGATCTATTAGAAACTTACTTATTGTCAATGGCGGCAAATAAAGTTCACGATCAAAAAATTGGCGGAGAAGAAGATACTTGGTCAGAGCCAGGACCTTCTTATGCAGCAAGATTTCCACACAATAGAGTTATTAAAACATCAAATCATAGTATTGAATTAGATGATACTCCAGGAGCTGAAAGAATTACTATTCACCATAGAGCAGGATCATATATTGAAATTGACTCTAAAGGAACTGTTGCTGAAAGAGCACAAGGAGATCGTTATGAAATTAACATCGGAACAAAACACGAATCGTCAGGTCATAATGTTATTACAATTAACGGTAACTCTCATGTATATGTTAAAGGCAATAAGACAGAAGAAATAGAAGGCGACTATAAACAAATAATTCATGGCAATGCTGAATACGGTGTTGGCGGACAAATGAATATTAATGGTGGAGATCAAGTACAAATTCGTGGTGCTGATGTAGTTGTTGATGCAAATGTTGGTACTGCTTCTTTACACGCAGAGAAGGAAGTAAGAATTGAAGGCGGAGCTCAATTACAAGCAAAAGCTCAAAATGTAAATATTACTTCTTTATTAGATTTTCAATTATATGCAACAAAGAGTATGAAGCTTACTACTCTGTTGGATTTTCATGCTCAAGCAAGTAATCATATATTTACATCAACGGGATTAGTACCGCCAAATCCACTTAACGGAGCTACACCAGCAACATCAGCAGGATTTAGTATTACATCACCTGCTGTTAATATTGCATCAGCAAACGGTAGCTTTAGTGGTATTTGGAATGCAGGTGCAATCAATGCTGGTACTGGATTATTTACCACTTCTGTTGCAACAGCAACAGTTAATGCTTCGCTTGCAGTTAATTCATTACTTGGTAACTTTACAACGCTTGGAGCGCCGTTACCTACTGGTTCTGTAAGTTACAATGCTAATCGTATTGTGAATACGAACATCCCTGCAGTAGGAACTGTACCAGCAATTATCCCGCCTGCAACAAGTGTTCCTGTATTAGGATATGCAACGCCTAATGATGGTTCAGGTAGAGCAAAAATGCCAGAGCCACCAGGAAAGAATACTTCAATTGTAGAAAGAGGTTATTTTGCATTGGGACATGCATTAGGTTACTTATCTCCAACAGACGATAATGCGAAGGATGTATAATGAGTGATTGTATTGATACAAATGATCAGTTAACGCAAAATCAATTAGCGTTATCATCTTCTGCTTTAGTAGATGGCAGCGGACGATATACTCTTGCACAAGTTGATGAAGCTGCTAAAGAGCTTGCGAATACAATCGTAAAAGATGCCGAAACAAATCCACTTATAGTTGCTGTAAACAAATACGGTGATGATGTATATAAGTCGACTGATTACTTAAACGGATTGTTAAGACAGTTAATTGGAGATACAACAAATTACCCAGACCTAGCTGGGAGATGGGAAAGAGGATCTATTTCAAATCTTGAAATGGCAGACTTCTTACAAGCATATAATTATACTCCTCAAGGATTTTTACTTGAAGATAATTATCAAAAACTTGCTCGTAATTTAGATTCATATTATAAAAATACTTTTAGTAAAAGCATACTTGGTGGATTTTGCGATAGCTTTGCTAATGTGTTTGTTTCTATTGATGCGTTCTTTGATCTGATAGGAACGGTAGGAAATATTATCGGTGAAATATCTTCTTTAATTAGTAAAATAAGAACTTATCAAGGCATACAAGATTTAACAGCGGCAGGATTAATTAAAAAGCTAATTGATGAGGTCATAGAAAAGATTAGTGATGTTATTGATAGAATCTTTACCGAAGTGCAAGACAAGATAGATAACTTTGATCCATCAAAAATTACAGCTGGGTTTGAAACCTTTTTAGACAAGTCAGTTACTAAAGGCATAATGACAACAAGAGAACAAATGTGCGCCTTCTTTACTGATGCAAACAAAAAGAGTTTAAAAGATAAAGTAGTTAACTTAATTAAGTATGCTGTAAGTTTATTTGAAAGCCCAGGTCTTGAAGAGATTCAGTTTTTGATGGCAAGAATTTGCGCTTTCTCTGCTAACATTGAAGCACTAATGAATGATATTAAAAAGCCACTTGATGATTACAGTAATAGGTATTCAACAATTGTAAGTCGTCTAACAAATATTTCCAGAATCAATACTTCTACTGCTGTGAGAGCAGGAGCTATAAGGTATTCTCCATCAACTAGGCGAGAGGTAATAAATAGATTACAAGGTAGATGGACTGAAGAGGGTGGTAATCAGATTACCAATACAGGCGGACCAATTAATAATGTTAAGCCGATTACCGCTGATGATTATAAAAACTTACCGAAATGTGGAAAGGTATTTAATGGAACCTCCGGAGTATTTGGAGTTGATAACAGTGCAGAAGTATTTGATGAAGAGGAAGGCGTTGGAATATATGGATATACAAGGATAGATCTTGATGTTAAAGTATATTTAATGCGGCTACAGGAACAGGTTGGTACTAAGTTGATAATTACCAACGGCTGGATAAGTAAAGCCTACAATAAGAAGATTAAGGGCGACGTTATGAATAGTCATTTAAGTGGCTTGGTCGTCGATATAAGGAAATCAGATTTATCAGATCCTGAAGACTTTATGCAAAGGGCGTTAAGAATAGCTT